CTGTCATTACCCCCGCAGCTTCATTATTTGTTATTGTTGGCGCAATACCTCCGGCAGGATACCCGTTTGCCGATGCAGGTGCAGGATGGGAACCGAGACTCCATCCGGTATCAGTTGCAGCAGTTGGTGCAGTATTAGTCAAGGCTACCTTGTAAACATGTGCAGAGAAATCATGCTTCCCTTTTCCTAATTGCTCTGGGAAATCGTTGAATTTTGTGAACGTTGCCATTTTGTGCTCCTTTTAAATTTCTTTTATTTTCATTTGAACATCATATTCCCATTTATTGCCGTTTGACGTAACGCATCTAAATGAGATCTTATATGGTGAGTCCCCAGCTGTACCAGCCCGGACTAAAACAGAAACCTTGCTTCCGTCGTTGGCGACTGATGCCTGATTGGTGACGGAGGATGACACATCAATGCCAGACTTATCAACTGCGGTTACAGTTTGGCTAGTAATGGTTTCCGGTTCCGTAAAATTTGCGCCGAAGTTCGCATCGATTGTAAACTCTTCGTAAATCTGCTTTGTAAAATTATCCACGGCTACCTCCGGCTCTCCTCCTGTCGAAATTTGTCTTAGTCGAAAGCCTGTCGAAATTCATCTTAGTCATCAACCTTTCAAAATTCATCTTAGTCGAAATTATGCCGAAATGCAAAACAGGAAAATAATTTGAAAATCCCTTTTCTAGCATTGCATCAACGCCTGGAATTAAAATGGTGCCGTAGCCAGCGTTTAGCCTGTACTCCCTGGAAAACAGTGCATCTAGTCCGGACACCGAAACTGCCCCAGTCTCAAGGTTGAGAGATCTTGACCTTTGAAGCGTTGCAGGAATTCCGGATACTGAAAATGCGCCAGGAACCAATACAAGAGATCTGGATACTTGGAGCGTTGCCGGTGCGCCGGTTATTGATATTGATCCTGTCTCAAGATTGAGAGATTTACTTGAAGCCGCATATATTAATTCAGCAGGAGATCCGGCAATTGTTACCGAACCTGGCCCAAGGGTAAGCGCCCTAGCAATCTGAAGATTTGCCAATGCTCCGGTTATCGAAACTGAACCTGGATCAAGATTGATAAACCTGGCGAGTTGGAGCGTTGCAGGAAAACCGGATATTGAAACCGAGCCTGGATCTAACGAAAGAGATCTTGAAAGTTGAAGAACCGCCGAAGATCCGGCAATTGAAACCGAGCCAGGTTCAAGATTGAGAGATTTGCTTAACGCTGTGTATATTAAACTAGCAGAGAATCCGGATATTGAAACCGAGCCTGGATCTAATGCAAGAGATCTAGCTAACTGGATAGTCGCAGGAGATCCGGCAATTGAAACTGCACCCGCCCCAAGATCAAGATATCGGGACCTTTGAAGCGTTGCCGAAAATCCGGATATCGATATGGTTCCTGGATCTAATACAAGAGATCTGGACCTTTGGAGAGTCGCCGGAGATCCAGATATTGTTATGGACCCATATCCAAGATTGAGATCCCTTGCAACCTGTAGACCCGCCGGAGATCCCGATATTGCTATGGCACCCGGCTCAAGGTTGAGCGTATAGCTTGAAACAGATGCACTGTCTTTACCGACTGGCCCACCGTCGGCCCATCGCTGCACAGTATCGGTATATGTTGGTCCAGCGTCGGCCCATCGAAAAGTCAGCATCTACGGAACCGGTGCAAAAAATGGTTCAGCTGTTTGCGGGTTATAGCTCTGATTAATTTGTCCAGGTTGGTACGGTCCGTAAAAATTCGGTTTTGCAGACTCAACAAAATTGCTCGCGAACTTCTCGGCAAAATAGAAACCTGTAAACATTTTGCCAAGATCGATGAAGCCATCTGCTGTTTTTGTCGCCCATGCCCAAACGGGATGAATGGACGGCTGCACTGGTAGCTGGTTATTGAATTTGGCAGACTCACGGACAGACAAGCTTTTCATTATTTGCACATGTACGCCTGGAGAGACCTCGACCATCTCAAATTGCAGGCTAACCGTGGGAAGTGCGGCATCTTTGGCAATCAGCCGATCACGGTTGCGGAGCGTTTGATGTACCTCGTGCTCTTTGGCTACCGAGGCATCGGCAGTATATCCGGCAGTTTTATTTATAACTCCACCACCTTCATTGATCATTGTGTCGGTTATAGGCATGAGCCCACCGCCAGCACAACCTGATAGAAAAAGTGGTATTAAGAATATTGTTTTTTTCATATTGTTCCTCAAATTATTTCCCAGTCCCGAGCGGTCCGACGTTAACCGTTTCCCCGTCTACCGTGATAGTGAAATTCATGAATACAGGCGGAGCTCCACTTATTGGCGCATATGTCCAAGCGTAAGCGGGCGAGTGTGTGCTTTCGATATTCTCTAACGATACCGCCGTCATGGTAAACATGCGGACACCGTACACAATCGGAACGTTGGGGCAATCCATCTTCGTAGTGCTAGCCGAAGCAAGAGTAGAGCAAACCTTCACCCCATCCATATACAATCGAAACTCTTTCGCCGGAGACTCGTAGGTAAACGTCACCTCTATCTTTTTATCAGCCGCCTGTGCCGATACCACAAACCCTAACCAAAATAATGTTGCGATAATTATTTTTTTCATTTCTTCACCTCTAAGTTTTTCTGTTCAAGCTTAGAATATACCGACGTTGCCAGTAAGATAGCTGAATCAATTGTTGGGTTTTTACCGTCTGCAAGCAGGCCACCTAAAATTGCAGCTGTGAGCGAGAGTATCGCAGATGATTTATCCGGGCGCACAAGCGCAGCTTTGACAAGAGCCTCTTCACCTTTTGCAATCATGTATTGCTTGCACATTTCAAAAAACTCACCCTCGTCGATGAATATTTTTTGATTGCTCGAAGGTCTTTCGAAATTGACTGGAGTATACCCTATGCTTGACGCTGCCATAGCCGTTCCCCCTGCATCTGTTGCCAGGATAATGTACGATACACTCCCATCTTTTTTATAAATTATTTTCGTCATTTCTGCCTCATGTTAAATATTCTCTACGTAAAATGCGTTTGAACTCAGCAGCTGTGATCAAGTTTGCATCACGAAGTTTAATCAGCATCTTTTTCAATTTTCTGTTTTCTGCGGTGACTGAAACCTCTTTCATCGCTTTGATTTTTTCAACAACCAACTCGATATGTGTGTCGTTTTTAGCTGCCGCAAATATTCCCAATAAATTTGCATCTCCGATTAACTCTAGAAATTCGCTCAGCGGTATCAACACTCCGGATATCTCCGGCGCTGAATAATCTGCTAGCGGCATTACGCCGGAATAATCGCCAATCACGTTGGTATCGATTATCTCAGTATTTGCAAAAAGCGCAATATCATCTGGATAAACAATCGTGACCCCTGACATGATTACAGGGAATTTAACTTTTCTCATTTTATACCTCCCATATTGTTTTAGCTGGGTTAATTTGCAAAAGCATTGAATTTACGGCTTTGTAGAAACTCGCCTTACTATACCCCAAATGTGGCCCAGGTACATTAACACCTTCGGCATCTATTGGAAAAAAGTAATCGCCAAAGAGTGTGAAACCACTACCGTAGCCTGTATAAAAACTCACTTGCGATAAACCCTGAGTAGTGAAAGGTAGTTTCGTAGAGTCATACAAAAAGCGAAAAAAATGCCCTCCGGTTGCATAATCGCAGGCCATAAGCAATACTTTATTGGTAGGTATTTGGTTTACAGATGAGTTGCTTAATACCCTGGTTGTGGTATTTGCATAAAGAGTATCTTTAACCGAACTAGTAGACATAACGACGAGGAGCGTTGACCCACTCAAGTAATATTTTGTCGTATGCGGCGAATAAGCGCCACTATATGACAGCAGCCCATTTTGCTTTGTACCTGCTGTTATTACTCCGGTGAGTGTGTTAATAGTACAATAAACAGTATTCCAAATCGATGTGCTTTTTTGCGCGAAGATGTGCAATGTGTCGGTTGCTGGTATATACAATCCAGTCCCAACAAACATATCCATTGTGGCCTCTACATTAGCAGGGGTGATTGTCCACACCAACGTCCCGGCGTTATTATAGAGTTTTATCGAAGGGGGTGGATACGAGTTGTCATAGTTAAAAACAATGCAACTCTTATCTCCCTTCTGAGCATTCATGCCGTTAAGAACAGATGAAGTAAGATCAACGCTTGGAGCACAGTTGCTCAAGTCCAAAAAAGGCAAACCTTTACCAGTGAAATAATCAGTAATTTTACTCATTAAATTAACCTCCAGCCAATAGTTGCATCCACATAAATCATATTTATGAAACAATCTTTATTCAAAATTAAATCTTCCGCAAGGCCCATTATCAATTTACCGTTTCTGCCTATTGTACAATTTTTCTCCTGGAACGTCCCTGAATAATCGCCAACGTTGATTTTTTGTCCAGGTGCCGGTGATGCCGGTAGCGTGCCGGTGATTGCTATAGTGCTGGTATTAACAAGGTAATTTATATCAGCCAGAATGTTAAAATTTGCAGTGATTACGTTCACGGTTGGCGCTGCGATTGTAAGCCTCAACCAGTTTCCGGTTACTGACCCAACTGGGTTATCACCGACAATACCTGTACCCTTGCATCGATATGTTGCACCATCGCTCCCAGCTACGCATGCAGGGGTTGTGTAACTTACACCCACTGCCCACAGAGTAACCCCAGCGGCGGCAATGGCTGAAACAGTCGAAGCGGCAGCCATGTCAGCTGAAGTCGCAGCCGATATAGCGTTATTGTTTACCTCAGAAGCAACCGCGTTCATCTCTATTGATACTGCGTTTATGCTCGATGCAATCGTTGGAAAATATGTAAACATCGATTGCATATTTGTATTAAAATTTGCCTGGCTGTCAGATCTTGCAGGTACAATCCCGCCATATGCGACAACAGTTGAGGTGATTGTCACGATAACTCCTCCACATCGATAGAACAATTTGAACGTCTGAAACTCTCATGTACGATTGAAAATGCTTTGAAAAATCCATATATTATTGTTTCTTCAGCCGTTGCATCTCCGATATATACCATCGCTACAGCCCTATGGTCTGCAAGAAGCCTTTGGACGTAAGGCACCCAGGTTTTAGGCATGGTGAGTGAAAAAGATGCAATTTTAGCGTAACGCCGCTCAGTTATTGTCATCCGGCCGGTAACTGCCTCAACACTTTTTGAGCTGTAATCCTGTATGCCAATTTGGGTGCCGTATAGAGTTGTACCCAGATCCCACGTTGTCCCGATTATCAACGATCCAACTGTAATGGCTGCGGCGGTAACAACCACGGTGATTGATGCAGATGGATATGCTGGCAGATCTGTTAAAACAATATTTTCCTTTTTACGAAGTGGAGAGAAACACCATGTGTAAAAATCGACAACATCTGATAGATCCATAAGGCTTGCGGAGTAGTTGTAAACTACCCCAGCAGTTGGGTCTGTCATCGTGACCGTAACTGCGTCAGCCACCATCGCCATTAGCGCTAAAGAATTGCATAGTTCGGCAGGAGTGAGCACAACAGTCATGCTGGCTGCGCATGTAGTCCCAGTACCTGTTTTCCCGTCGAACATGTAATCCTTGTTCACTGCCGCCGCCGTGATAGACGTAACTTTGGGAGATGCTGCCAAACCGATTAAAATTGGTTTTATTGCTTTCATGCAGTCCTCTCCGCTGGCATTCCGTCATAATCGAATTTGCGAAGCGCTAACGCCGTATCCTGTGTGTTTTTTGCAATATAAAAAAGTTCTTGCCGCAATGCCCGTATTTCTGTTGCCACCTCAGAAGATCCGCCAAATTCACCTGAACGAATTTTAGCGGAGAGAATTTTCATGGTGTCCAGATCTATCACACCCTCGCCAAGCCGAAGAGATCCGATACCATCATCGCCACGCGGCACAAGAAGCCGGGTAACAACTCCGCCCCCTGCATGCCCTGCTGTCTCAAACTCGGTCCCGAACCCAGAATAGTTGACTGCATTACCAGAATCGTTACCTGAATCCCTTGGTGTATTTTCCCTGTTAATGTCGTTGCCGAACTGATCTAGCATATTTCCAACCGATCCAACAGCCATCTGAATGGCCGAAACGCTCCCGACTACCTCTCTGGCGGCATCTATAAAAGCACCTCCAACCACACCAACAGCACTCGCCAACATATCAGATCCCATTGATGTTTCGTAAAACGCAACCGCCAAATCAGCAGCAACCGACGGGACTCCATTCATCTCGGCAACGTATGCGGCTGTTGCGTCAATCGCCTCGGCCGTCGCAGGAGCAAACCCAGCCATCTGGAAAATGAGATCGTTAAAACTGAGCCCCGTAGATTTCCAAGCACCACTTGACTCGTCGAAGACTCTAATTGTTTCTGATAATTCGCCGGTTGCGTCTCTGGCAGCGAATTGTGTTTGTGAGAAAGCCATTGCCAATTCATCCGCAAGTGACGGAACCCCCGCCATTTGTGCAACATATGCAGCGGTAGAGTCTATGGCGCTGGCTGTTTTTGGGTTAAGATCGGCCATTTGATCAGCCAGATCCATGATGTTTATTTTGGTTTTATTCCACGTTCCTGTCGAAGCGTCAAATTTTTCAACCATGTAGCCAAAAGCCGTCGTTGTGTTTCCTACTGATTGTTCTCCAACATATGCTGTTTCTTGCATTTCAGCACCTAACACCATAAGCCCCGTAGAAGTGTCGATAGAAACAGTATTGAACTGTTTTAAACTCTCGTTCATTTCTCCAAGCGCATCGGTAGTATTGTGTAACCAACCATCAGCAGGAATTTTCCCTTGTTGAGCTAAATCGGACAACGACAGACCTGACGATTGTAGTTGTGAGTTTACGCCCGGTTGTTGAGGCTCCAAAGCAATCATGAGAGCGAATCCTGCAATTGCACCAATGACCGATGCATTAAGAGCAGCAATTGCGGCACCTGTTGCTGCACCTGCTGCGGCACCTGCCTCGGCAGCAACTACCGGCGCAACCTCAGCCACAACTACCGGCGCAACCTCAGCGGCAACGACGGCCCCACCTGTTGATGTAAGATAAGATCCTACACCTGCAACAGCGGCATCGTATGCAGCTGTCGCCGTGCCGCTAGCGATCAAATCCAATGTTACAGCCCCTTGGTATGCTGAGTATGCACCAAGTCCTGTTTGTACTGTACCGACACCGTAATTGCCTTTACTAATGTTATCTATGCCTGAATACATTCCGTATGCGCCACCAGCAACACCGATGGCACCGCCGACGGTACTAACCAACGATCCAGTGGTGGATGCGCCGCCTGCGAGCGAGCTTGCTCCTTCACCGGCTAGAAACTTCACGCCCTCGGCTGCTATTCCGGAACCCTGCGAGCTAAAATAATCCGCCTCGGTTGCCGCGGGCTTTGCTGTGCTCAACAGTCCCGAAATGCCTCCGATTATTGACCCGAAGGAAGATCCTGATGAGCTAAACATGCTCATAATCTCGCTGCTTGCCCACTCGACTATAATCTTAGCGATTAGATTAATAAAAGCATCCAACATACTGTCGGTAAGCGACTTCCACGCGTCTCCGACGCTTTCAAATCCGCCTTTGAGTCCGGTTGCTAAAACATTGGTAAAATTGTTCATGACATCTTGCCCGAATGACTGCCAAGCCTTCTTCATTGCTTGGAGACTTTCGTTGTGTTTATCTTGAATGATGTTTTGCTGTAAAACGTACCAATCTTTGACCCGTGTTTGGTTGTCCATATCGTCCCCAGCTGCTGCGAGTTGGGCATTGTACGATTGTGTCAACCGTTTCATTTCGCTAGCAAGTTTGTTGTTCTCACTGTTTTCAAAAAAAGACTCAAATTCTTCTTTTATTTGTCTCTGCTTTTCGTCATTCTGCAGTGTTATGTTGATTTGTTTTTGTCCGCTTGCGACAAGCTCATCCTCAATTTTTCTTATCCTGCCTTCTTCATCATCAAATGCTTTATCTTTCAGTACCCGTTCATAATCTGTTATTTTTTGTTGCAGCTCCATTTTTGATCCAGCTGCTTTGCGGTATTCAGCCACCTCTGCTTTGATTTTGCTTATTGTATACTCATATGTGTCGAGGGTAGCCTCGTTAATTTTATCGGAGAGATTTCCCTCAAGTTTAATCAGATCTTCTGTATGCTTTCTCGCGGCCTCTACTCGTTTTTCCCCTTCTTTCCTGCTGTCTTCGCTCGATTTTGTTTCTTTCTTTTCCTTGTCGGTATAATATGCACTTTCGGCTTTTGTTATTTTCTCTGCATTCTCAATTGCCCATAGCGCGTTTACTTCAAAAGAATCTTTTTTGTTCGTCTGCGAGACTAAAAATTGCCTGTTGCTCTCTTGCTCCATATCAGCCAAAATCATAAAGCTGTCCTTAGCTACATTCAACGCCGTTCCTTTGTTACCAATAACCTCTATTTGCAACTTCAGTGCTTTGGTTTGATCATCAATTGCGTCTAACTCAGCTTTTTTCGCTTCTCTGGCCTCGTACGTGAATGCGAAACTTTCTGCAACGTCCTTGCGTTTTACCGCAAGATCAGCTAATTGATCCTTGATAAATGCAACACCGGTACCGAGTTCGGTTTGCCACGTCTTCATGTCCTCCCTGCTTGATGACAGCCAGTCGCCAAGAGTTTTGTCAGATGACGCGGCCACAATTGCGAGTCCCTGAACGGATCTGACTAGGCCAGAAACTCCCTCTATCGCACCGGCGGTTAGTGTGATCATACCAGAAAAAAGGCCAAGGATTGCACCCTTGTTTGATTCGACTGTTGACGATAAATCTTTTATCGCGGATACCATTTGGCCAGTTCCGTCGGTGGATTTATCGGCCTCATGAGCAAAAGTTTGAATGACGGTTGTTAAATCTGTCCAGGACTGGTCGATGGTTTGCTTCATCTGGCCAAATTCACTCTCTATTGTCGATTTCTGAGATAAAAGCGCAGTGGTAATCACATCTGATGTTAGCTGCCCTTGCTTTGCCATCTCTCGCAGCTGGCCTATATTTACACCGAGCCCATCGGCTAATGCTTTGGCTAGTCTGGGAGTTTGCTCCATAACCGAGTTAAACTCTTCCCCTCGCAGGACCCCTGAAGAAAGTCCTTGCCCTAACTGCACAAGCGCGGCTGATGATGAAGCCGCTGACGCACCCGATATGATCAACGCTTGATTAATCGTCTCAGTCATTTGGGTTGTTTGCGCTTGAGTAATCCCGAGATCCTGCGTAGCCCTTGCAATAGATGTATAGAGTTTCACCGTTTCACTTTGCGATACGTGAGTACGAAGAGAAACATCATAAAGTTGCTGTTGCACTGCGGCTAGATTTGCTGACCCTGTAGTTACCAGTGCAAGTCTTGATTCGAGCTGGGTATATTGGTCCATGACGGACAAAAGTTGCTTGCCAAAATACACAAGCGACAAACTGCCAAAAATCACTTGGAGTGAAGAAAAGCTGGACGACAGTAAATCACTTGATGCTTTGCCTTTTTTGCCCACATCATCAAGTTCTGATGAAACGCGTTTGAGTCCTGAAACGGCACCCTCATTTTTTACATCAATTACGATGTTGATGGAACTGGTGTTACTCATTTAACCCCCAATCATCGGGCAAGCCGTTTTTAATGCATCCTTAAGTCTGCCTAGGTCAATCCATTCTTCAATCGTCAAATCGTTTGCCTCAAGCGGATATCCTCCACGAACAAGAGCTGCCAGGTGCAAAAGTTTTATTGTGTACTGGCCAAGATCAGAACTGCGCTTCTTTGGGCATTGCGAGCATGCCCAAGTCAGATCGCCTATTTCAAAAAGGCACTTATCCTCTTCGACGGGTGTGCACAGTCCCCGTCGAAGGGCATCGATGTCCTCGGTTACTTTCCCTCGGCATCCTCTCCCCCGAGAATAGATGCTGATCCATCAAATACATGAGCCGCAAGCAGCATCACAAGATCAGACCCGTTGTCTTCAACAAATTTTTTCCATTCAGGCAGGAAGTTTGTACTACCTTCTGAGCTGGAAATAGGCAGATATTTGTCTCCTTCTAACCGCTCAAAATCTCCATCCTTTATTCCTGATAATATTTGAAGACCGAAAGTTATCCTGGATGTAGCTTGGTTAAACTCAACTTTATTGCCTTTGCGCTGTACGGATAGATTAGCGTAAGCCTGCCGCTCTTTCGTTGTCGGCATCCGGTAAAATAGAGTGATGTCCGAATCGCTTAAATTATCGTGTATTCGTAATTCGTTGTTTTGTTTTGCTTCTCTTCGAGCCATATAGTTTCCTCTTATTGTGAGTATCCGGTTTGCAGGTTTTTTACTTTGACAATTACTGAGCCGTAGGTTGCATCTTCAAGCACTTGGATGTTCCCGGCTTCGCCCATTCTTTTGCCATCAACTTTCATGTCAGCGGCTAGAATTGCTAATTTAGGAAAAACAATCTCGACTTGATATTTATTCGACCCATCGTAAAGTGCGCCCTCAGCCAAGATCCTTAGCGCGAACTGGCTGTTGTCGATCACATGCCGCTGTAATATCATTTCCTTCATTTTCCGATCCAGGCTCAACGACTGTTCTCGGCCATCACGGTAAGATGATGATGCGAACGCCCCGCCAGCACCTGGCAGAAATTCTATAGCCAGTTTGTTCGAGAATTTCCATTCAATCCCCCCAATCTCAGAGTTTAAAACACGGCCCCCTGTGATTGCAGTACCATTCCAGGTTCCGCCCATATTGATCTGCAATTCTGAGACCCTGAGCGGTGTTTCCTGAACTTTTGCCGGGAAAGTGAATGCAGCAGCCTCAACCGGAGTATAAAGTATTTTGTAGTTGACCGATGTAGCCGACGCTGCAGGGGCTGTCATTGTTATAGCGGCAGGCACGGCGGCAGAAACAGCAGAGTAAACCACCTCAGTCCAAACCCCAGCGGTGAGTTCAACTTTTATCCGCTGAACATTATCTAGCCTGTCCTGTGCCGTTGCGCCCTGTACCCCATTTGATGCGAGGGTAAGAGACACAAGATTGCCGGCAAGTGATCTAGTTTCCTCGACTACGTTGTCAACGAATTTCCCGGTGCCTTTTATGTCTGCTGACAGTCCAACCCAGTCATCTTTCTTGAAACTGGCCGTAAAACCATCGACGAACATAGACATGAATCGGCGTTTAAGAATAGTCTTGCCGTATCGCTGCATTGCAGAAAAACTCGGCAAAGATCGCTGAAGATCAACATCTCCTTGCAATGGTGTTATTGTGTGTAGGTATCCAGTTCCCGCAGCGGTGGGTGTCGATACTCCCAAAGCGTATGACATAATAAAAGCAAAATGCTGTGGCTGTGCTTTCGGGAACTTAAAATTCCCGCCAGAAGTTGCCCCGTTATCATATATGAAATCAGGCTCTTCCATGCCTGTTGCTTCGTTTGAATTGTTTTCCCTGCGATAACTCAGTGTGAGCAGGTCGTCAACAGATACCGCCAAAGACAATCCCATCGTTTGCTCTGTATTGAGCGCTGTTTCCTTTAGCGCTGCCGATACTGCGCACAGGTTATGATTTGCACGTGTACTAAGCATTGTCTACCTCCTGCGCTTTTACCTGTTTTGGCGTGGGTAATTGCTGATGGATGATCATGGTGAATTTATCAGCCTCCGAAAGCGGGATCTCGGTATAAACCACATCATGAATAAAAGCACGATTTTCAAACGGCCCTTCGACCATCTGGAACCGCTCTTGGTTTGGTTTTAGCAAATATTCAGGCATAAAAAAATCTCCTTATTGTTTATATATTACGTTCCAACGTATAAATTAACGTCCTAGTCATCATCACCAAAAATTGGTTTGTGTCTGTCGTGGAAAGCGTGGACGGCGAATCCTGCCCTATCTCTACCCGCTGAACGTCGGGCAATCCCAATAGGTTGTTAATGAGAGCGTCTGTTGCCGTATCGAGCAGTTGGAAAACCCCACCATTGCCACATAGAGCAGTAAACCCGTCCTCAGACATTTGCACAAATCCGACCAGCTCAACCGTGGCGGTAATCTCTACCATTTCCCCGGCCAACTCTTCCCGCGATATTCCAGCATCCTTTATCCCGATACAAGGTTGCCGGGTGCCCGTTGGCATGTAGTTTACATTCGGAGTTATGTAGCAATCACTCGGCCTGGGCATTACTCCCTGAATTACTGATCTGATGGCTGGCAATAGCGTTTTCATTAAAGCCCTTCCATGTTTCCGCGGTTGAATATTCTTCCTGCTGTTACGAAAGAAGCCCCCGCCGACAATTGCCCCAATACTTTTCTGTCGGTGCTGATCCGTTCAAGCGTTTTAATCGCAGTTTGGTATCGTTCCCGCCTACCATCCGGAGCACCTGACGTATCCAGAGCATACAGATTCCAAATTGCAATATCAACAGCTAAAGTGATAAGGATCGGATTAGAAATCGGCATGGTGTAGTTACCCGCCAGGTAGCTGTCGATTTCTAACCCTGCCGCGTCCAGGGCAGCTTGCACAGTCTCAATGATAACAATTCCGTCGTCATCTTCATCCGTCAACCGCATCAGCTCTGTTTGAGTGATACGGTTGTTCAGATCTGCAATAGTGGCGTAACTCACGATGAGACCTTAATCTTGTTCTTTCGCTCGCTATGAGTGTCTTCTTTTTTTACAACTGTCAGCATTCCTTCATCTCGTAACACTTTCAGCTCAGCCGCTGTAAAAAAATCGTCTTCATATTGTGTCGGGGTCTGCGAATGGGCAATCCCGCCCCTTCGGAATCCTTCTTTTTTGCTGGTAATAGTTATCATCGAGTCCTCCTGTTGGGAGGTTTGGGTTACAAACCTCCCTTTTAATTATGCGTCGGCACCGGTTGAGCCGTAAATCATCTGCCAAAAACCATAGCCACCAGCGGCTCGGGCTTCAGCACCGAATTTGAATTTTTTGCGCATGAACACGTCATCGGCTTGTGGATCTGTTTGCTGCACAAATACCGGCTTTTTCCGCTCCTGATAGATAAACGGCTTGACAGGCTTCGTAGTATCAAGAAGGAACCACGCATCATCGCTCGTTAATCGAGAATCAGTTACCACAGAGATTGTACCCTTGTACGGATTTGCCTTCCCGTCGTCGAGTCTGTCATTATTTGCAAGGATATTTGCAACATCTTCCAGTGCAGGCGGAACCAGTAGAATATTTGGGGTGATATTCAACGGCCTGCCTCCGTCGTCTTTGAATTTTTTCATCGCTGTTCTGCCAACGCCCAGCGACGCAATGGCAGCAGCTTGAGACGCTGCACTGAGTTTTTTTGTACCTAGGTTTGATACAGATACACCATTTACTGGGTGATCAGAATCAACCATGAATTGACCATCGAAACAAAGCAAAGTAAAAACTCCGTTTACCAAGTCGGCTACCATCTCGTCAGGCAATTGTTTTGCTGCAAATCCTGCCATCTGTGCTTGCGGTGCGTATACGCCCAGTTGGTCGTCTTCGATGTCGTTTCTGTCAACCTCTACCGTCGCCTCAAAATCGTTGTTTACTAAGGTGTAGGTGAATGCAGTAAGTGACTTAACGCTTTTGTCGCCAATCCACTTCTTCATTTGTGGAAAATTTGACAGCCATTTGTAATCATTTTGGCTAGTACCGGAAGGAATCAACATTGCAACTTTGTCCCAAAAACTCGGGGCAGCTTCGAACGCTTTGTTGAAGGTTGTTTTCAAATTAATGAAAACAGCAGACAAATTAGAACTGTTAACTATCATTTTTTTTAATCTCCTTATGGTTTGTTATGCTGTGTAAATTAGGCCAGCAGCCCTTAGTTTTGCGTAAAACGCGTTTACATTTGCTTTCAGTGTTGCCAGATCGTCGCCAACGGCTGAATCTGCATGTGCTGCGCTCTGCGGCATTCCAGCCGGAATTCGCACCCATACCCCGTCTGTTGCAACTGCTA